CACTGCGCCGGAGTATTGACCATTGGCCGGGTCATATAATTCAGGAACATCGCCAATCAGTTCTTGCCATTTATTATATTGAGTTTCATCCTGGTCGGTAAAGGCAGTGGCAATAATATAATCGCTATCAAATTGCTGTACAACGGATCCACCCACAAAAAATGATGCATCCTGAATAATCTGTGCTCCAATATAACGAACCCACTGAAATTCATATTGTGAGCGATTCAAGGTAGGACCAGGGAGATTTGGATTGAAAAACTTACTGTAAATATCGGGAAGTGTAAAGGTGAAATAGAGGTCCGATAACAAATCTCCAATGCGCTTAATCTTCGCTCTTAATTGAATGGGCTGGTTGAAAAAAAGCTCCTGGGGGCCTTCTAGAGGTATGGTAATCGACTCAAATGCAAAATGACTATACTTCTTCATCACCATGTAAAAATAGGTGAAATCTGGATTTCCACTTAAGATTGTATTTTGAGATCCGTAGGCAACGAGTATATATAATCCGCCACCTGTCATGACGACTCTTCTTGTTATAGTGAAACAAGATGAGACGTGATTTTCATACGTGACTTTTTTAAATTTGTTTATTTTCCTTTATGGACCTTGGTCGTTTGTCCACCAAGTATCAGATAGATAGGGTGTGATATTCATATTCGGTCCTTCAATCTCCTTGGAAGGACCCGAATTCATCAAGGCCTGAATCTCAGTGTATGTCAATGCATAACCGAAATAATAGACACGGCTCGCCATACCCTTTGCAGCACCATCAAATACCATATTTGTCATAGGCTGTGTACCTGAAAACTGAGGGTCCTTTGTAAGAGAAACAGTCGTCGTGCTGCTGAGTGTAATCTTTCTAGGATTGAACAAGTAGACATCACCGTAATTCTGGTATGGTGGAGTATTACCACTGAGAGCCATCTTACTCTTCAAGTTACCATTAATGTAAATATACAGCTTATTGCCCTTGCAAGAAACAACCAAATGGAACCACTTTTCTACAGGGATATTCTCAATATCTGAGTAATTGTCCCACGTATCATAACAATTCATAAACACACGGAGCTTATTCTCATTGCCCCAGGCAAAGATACCAGGGCCCATCAATGGATAACACTTATTATAACCCTTGTGCATAATGTGATATAACTTCGCATCACCAGTTGAAAATGTGTCACTGCTCAAATAAATGAACATGGCATAACTGAATTCTATGCCGGAACGTTGATTATCCGAAAAATATATCGTTTTAGCATTAGGATTCGCTGGATTTTGAATTGCCGTGAACATTCTTGAACCGGAAGGATATGTCTTTGGGAATAGCTCAACACGATCCTTCCACATGCGCATAAAGGAATTATATATGTATTCACCCCCAGACATTACCAAATATAAGATAACAACAATTGCAAGACCTGAAACAACTTGTGATAAGGGATCTGATCCTAGAAATGACATCCCGCTTGTTGACACTGCATTTGGAACAACAACAGGCGCATTTAGGACCTTCTCCATACTATCTATCTATCAATTATATGAAAAATATGCATTTGTAGATGCTTATGTTTCAAATAATATACCGCCAAATACCAAAGTTAAGTACACCATGGTATGATTTACATTTATTCTGTCTTCTTAATTTCAACGCTGTACTGTCCAGGATTGATATAAGCATATAACATACCAAGGATTGAATTATCAAAGGGTCCAGAATAATAATTCTTATAAACCTGATCCGGGGCATATGCAAAGTTCGCAACACGTGTCTGACCAATCAGACCGCCAAAGCCATCGGGTCCTCCAAGAGTTACTGTAGGCTTATCACTATCAACCAGATACATTCCAGGTAAAACCGTGCTGCGAGATAACTTACCATCGATATAGACATCGAGAGTACGACCTGCAAGAACAGCCGTGATATTCACCCATTTCTGCAATGGTACATCATCAATATCGCCATTCTTAAATGTAGGGTCAATTGCTGAATCACTATATATACCTGTACCATTTATCAACTTACCCATCTCACCTCCAGAGCCTAAGGTCAATTTTGTAGTATCACCGTAAGATACACGCACACCAAGCTTGTTTGTATTTTGTCCCAAGTACAAAACAAGTGTATTATACCCTGAAGCAGCTGGGGCACCACCTGACAAGGTCAAAATTACCTTATTCTTTCCTGGATTGATTCCCCAATTTGTTACATATACCCATGTACTTATAGATACCTCTCCACCTGGGTATATACCTGGAACATTCGGTGTTGTATATATCTTGGCATTCGTATCTTTTCCAGGGAGGCCTGAACCAGGGGAACTATATAAGATATAGTCCTTCTGGTCCGAGCCACCACCCAGCCACTTGTATAATTGATACATTGACCATACGAAGAGTAGTGCTATAAGTATAAGAAAAATTGCTCTACCTGGGCCCTGTGAGATTGCACCACGAACACTCTCCATTCAATTCTATTCTTATCAAATACTTTATGCATAGGAACTTGTCCATTTTTCAAATGGACTTGTTTTCGCAGATTTTCCTACTGAGCAATTTCCACCCGGACACATTGGGTTAAAATTCATAAGACCACTTGGAATAGCTATAACTGAAAATAAATCAGGAGTAAAATATGGTTTTCCAGTTGTATCCACGGTAGACTCAACTGTAGAACGCACCTCATCCAATTGCATTGGATATGGTGCAAGACTCATTAAGGCAATTTGCCCTGATAGCCTCGGTTCTCCAACACGAAGCGGCTGCGTATCATCAAAATCTGGCATTGCCGTACACATATGACTGGCAGTTAGCTTTCCATTTATATAAACGCTAAATCTACGACCCTGTCTTACAATGACAACGGCTGTCCAGCGTTGCAAGGGAAAGTTAGGAATCTCAATAAATTCTGGTACCGCACACGATTTCACGAAGATTTCAAGCTTTGCAGGAGATGCTGAATATCCTCGTCCTGCATCCGCCGCTATGAGAATCTTAAAGGATTGCTTCGTGCCAATTTGAACCACAGATGCATACTCATTCCCTGAAACCGATGTGCGATCCTTAATGGAAGGATTAATGTAGAATATTAAACTAGATCCAGATGTTCCTGTCCAGGCCTTCTTGAGTTCCTCACTTGTAATCACCTGGCTAGATTTCGATAAGTCAATTTGTTCGGGGCCAATTCTTTGAGGAGGTTTCGGTAAAAGATAGTATTGTATAACGTAATAAATTATATATATTGTTATAATTAACCCTAATACGAACAAGGCCGTGTTCATCTATTATAACTAAATTATTAAGATAATATCTTAGTTATAATTTGATAATTATTTATTACCGTGGAGTGTTTTATACATACTTGTCTGCTGGTGTTACATCTCCCATACGACCCTTCATTTCACTCGCCGGTACAGTATATCCAAACACGCGCAAGTATCTTACCTTGATACCTGCAGATACGACATTATTATTATTTATGATATTCGCCGTTGTAAATATCTTATCCCCTGTACCTGGTAGTATGGTAGTTGTCTTGAGACGACGTGTCTTCACAAGCAAACCATTTAGGTATCCTTCCATAATACCCGATGTTTTTGAAATTCCAAGGCGGAAGGGTTTATGTATAGGTACATTATCAATCACAATACTCTGAGGGGCGCCTGCAGAATCAGCCGCTGTTATATAAATCGTATTCGTTGCATTATCTAAGTTAACAGATAAGGTTGGATGTAGAACATCAGGTCCTAGGATAAAGAAGGTTCTCTGAGATATGTTATTCCCTGAGACATCCTTTCCAAGCTGCTGAGGAAACTCATTCTCAATTAAAATATCCATTGTTAAACCGTAATTCGCCTGACCTTCAAGTAAGGTCGTTGATAAAGCCTTTTTAGCAGCCGTTGAACCAGGAGGGGCATTCGGGTCAGGGGCAACCGTTCCAAGTGTAATATCGGTGGTATTTGTACTATCTGGCCAAAAAGCTTGCGAAGGATCAATGCCGGGTATTGGAATATATCCACCATCTCCAGGTGTTCTTTCAAAGATAGGTGTTATCCACTGGTCAATTCCAAGTAAGATGACACCAATCGCTAAGATACCTGCAATAACATACAAGATAATTCTTACAGCCATTGACCCTGCAACTGGCGGAGGAAGTCCAGCTGCTTTAGCAATACCCTCAGTAGCTGCAGCATATTGTAAGGTTGTCGGTTTTTTGATTGTCTTGCCAATATTCGTTATATTTTTAACAACATTTGCAATCTTCTGGGTACGACCTACGTCCATCTGCTAACTTGTAGTAAGTTATTCTTCAGATGTTTCTGCTTGTTTCTTCTTCTTTCGTGTAAGCGTCTTCTTCTTAGGATCATACCCAATGCGCTTGTAATATGCCCTGGAATCTTTGGCATCACACTTTATAAGATTCTCACGCAGATAACAAACAAAGGATAGACGACTATAGAGTTTCTCAATTCCCTGTGTCCCCGTTTCCTTGTCATTCTTATAGACTTCAGGTAAGGCCTTGTTAAAGGCCTTATCCTCAGCTGATTCGTGCATATCTGTATTGCAATGCCACTCGTGTACATCCATCGCTAAGAAATCACCCGTTCGCAAATCAAAGCCAATCTTGTATCTTGGAAATAGAGTATACCCCCCCCTATACTTACCTCGTTCAATGACTGATAGGTTTCCAAAGCCTGCTCGTAAATCTCCAGCATCCATATGCAGTCCTGTACGAAAATTGCGATTCATCGTGACTGAAGAGAATGCCGTATTTCCAATCTGAAAATCTGGTTTCTTATGTGCCTGTGCATACTGTGCCTTGTAGCGGTCGGGAACAAGTTTCTTGAAAAGCTGGTCAATTTCCTCAATATAGGGAGTACCATTCTTAAATTGCTCAAAATACTTCTGGGTATAGGAAGTCAAGCGACAAGGTAGGCCCATAAAGGGGGTCTTTTCAAAATATCCTAGGACACTGCTAAACACATTGTTATTTACGCGCATCTTACTGACCTTGCCATTTTCCATATAACGGGCTGAGTGTCCACTCACTTGGGTCGGCTTCCGCCGTGTCCAATACTTACTCTTCAAGTCAATCGGTCCTGCCGCTGCACCACGATTGCGTGAGGCAGATGAGGCATTGTAGAAATTCTTCCAGGCCAATTCGATAATATCGTGCGGAATGACATTCTTTCGTAGACGCGCCATAAGTTTCTTGCCACCTGGAGCTGTATCGTCTTTCACATACACATCGATGTCCTCATTGTAAATGGTATCTGCATCTTTTTCACTGAAATACGTGCCTTCCCGAGCCTTTAATTGATCTTCCGTGAGTTTCGGCTCTAAGATAACCTGCTTCACTCCAGAAGTCTTAGCCGGTCGAACGGACTTTTTTGGAATCTGTAGACCCTCAAATAATTCCTCGTCCGTGACGGGCATCCTACCCTAGTGAAAGATATGTTACGCTTCACGACGAATAGTGAAATACATTACACCACCTACTAAGGCCATTACAGCAATGCCTGCGGTTACACCCTTTAACATTGCTTGTTGATCTGCTTCTAAAAAATCTTGTGCTGTAACTACCGGAGACCTTGCTCGTTTTCCAAGGCGTGTATAGTATTCAATCACTTCCGTCTCGGTATATTTGCGTTTTCCTAACATCTGATTCACCTCATTGTGCAAATCTACTGTCCAGCGAAAGAGATCCTTTCTATTATCCAAGGATGGTCCAATTGGCATCTTTGCCATATGAGATGTGTAATGCTGTTTGCAAATCGGGCAAGGAATTAATTGTTGAAGAGACTCAAAGAATTCCTTCGTAGCCTTCTTGTGACCATAAGAAGGGTCCTGTGGATATCCCAGAGCAACTATGTGAATCGTATGCCAAAAGAATGGCCCCCAGACTTCTGGTGGAACATGCATCGTATCTATTGATATATAAGACTGTCAATAGCCACCTAAGCCGCATAGAAATTATACAGTCAAGGGACACTCATGTCATTCAACCAAAATACACAATCTCTACATTGTTCAAATTGTGGTACATCCGGGCATACCTTTCGGATGTGTATTGAACCAGTATCAAGTTATGGAGTCTTAGTCTTTCGTTGGGTATCGACGAAATCCATATGGACTCCATACAGTGAATTGTGTAAAAACGGTAACACATCGTTAGGTCTTACAGACATTGTTCCAGAGATTCTTATGATTCAGAGAAAGGACTCACTAGGCTTTATGGACATTATGCGTGGTAAGTACAAGGTCAATGAGCCTGATTATATCAGAAAGCAAATCCGTGGTATGACCGAATTTGAAAGAGCAAAATTAATGACTATGGAGTTTGAGGAAATCTGGCATCAACTCTGGGGATCCGATACAGAATCTTCGCAGAGATATGCAAATGACAGAATTATATCAAGACAGAAGTTGGCAGAACTCCGGGCAGGCGTTGAAGGACCCAATGGTGAGCGATATACCTTAACGGACCTTCTCCGGCAGGAGCCTCTTTTACATCAGACTCCTGAATGGGGATTTCCAAAGGGTCGTCGTGACCCATATGAAACAGATATCCAGTGTGCCTTTCGCGAACTTGAGGAAGAGACAAGTATTACGGAAGATGAACTCTGGAAGGCAACCAATGTATGTCCCTTTATTGAGCAATTCTACGGTTCAAACAATATTCACTACAGGCACAGTTATTATCTTGCACAGTACATTGGAACTCGTAATATCACCTTCAATGCCTTGAATCAGGAAATGGCTCGTGAAGTGGGAAATGTATGTTGGAAACCGCTTGATGAGGCTCTCATTCTTCTAAGGCCCGAAAACGTAGAGAAGCGTGGAATTCTCATTCAGTTAGCCAATCTATTACGCAATTTCTCGTCGACCTTTCGTGAAACAATTATGCCAGCCCCCCTGGATGACCGCTTGAACCACGGCACCGAAAATAGGGTAGAAGAGCAGCAGGGTCGCTATGTCTTCATCAGTGGAACCCAGGGAACAGTGGAAGGAAGAATGGAACGACCAAGAAGATTTTTCGGAACGCGACAAACTTATAGAAGAGTTCCAGACGTACGCGGCGCCAATCCGGGCACAGACACTCAGGGACATTGGGTCACACCTGGAGCAGCGGGAGAGCGAGGGTTCATTGTACCCAGACATAGACGAACCCCAATTTCTTATGAAATTGTTGAGGAAGCGTGAGTTCAGAGAAACCCTTCAAACCAAGATTACTGATGAAACTCTACAAACAAATGTTTGCGCAGTGGAAGAATTTGAATATACATCAGTGCAGAAATTTGTAGCACAGTTCATGTCTCCTAAAACACCCTATAATGGAATGCTTTTGTATCACGGTGTCGGCGTAGGAAAGACATGTACTGCTATTCTAGCTGCAGAGGCATTTCTTGAATTAAGTCCTAAGAACAAGGTATTTATAATCGCACCACCTGCGATTCAGCCAGGATTCTACAGAACTATTTTTGATTCAAGTCGGATTAAGTTTGGCTCTGAATCGGATGTACCCAATGAGCACGAGGGTTGTACTGGAAACCGTTATCTTTATTTAACACAGACACAATATGAAAGAGAGAAAAAGGACATTGAATTACGTGTCAATAAACTCATCAATAAGCGGTATTCCATTATGGGATATGTTGCCTTCAGAAATATGGTAAAAGAAATTATTGGTCAAATTCCGATCACACTTAATCCGGAAAAGAAGGCTCAACAAGAAACACGCCTTCTACAAAATGCCTTGAGTGGCTCACTTATTATTGTTGATGAGGCACACAATATGCGTGATGTATCAGATGATGCGGATGATGCAGATGATATAACGAGTGGTGCTCCAGATGAGCGCAGTGATTCATCAGGAGGCAAAAAGTTGGCTCCGTATTTAAGAAAGGTCTTGGAAACCTGCGAAGGAAACAAGTTACTACTTATGTCTGCAACGCCTATGTACAATACGTATAGTGAAATCGTATCGCTTTTGAATTACCTGTTATATGCAGACCATGTAGATAAGTCTCAACTTTTGAGAGAATCAGATATTAAATTCCAGATGAATGAATCGGGGGAGCAATTAACTCCAGAATCTGAGGCAAGAATCATTAAGGTGGCGAATGGCCGTGTGAGTTTTATGCGGGGTGAAAATCCGAAGGCCTTTCCTGCAAGACTCGATCCAGCGGATTCATTGCGTCTTAAAGAGTGGCCTGATAGACAGCCAAATGGTAAGGAGCAAATTCCAGTCGAGCAGAGAACAGATGTACTTCGTTTACCGCTTGTTAAATGTGAGTTATCAGGGGATTCTTTAGCGGTTATGCGGTATATGACTGAAAAACTTGTTTCAGCAAAGGGTGTAGGGATTCGCACAATTGATACCTTGCTGCAGGCAGGAAATTGTATCTTTCCAGGTGAAGGACTTGATGGACGTATAGGAAATGAGGGGTTTCAGAATTTATTTACATCAAAGGCCGTTGCCGCAACCTTTGATAGTACGCGTATATCCTTTCTTCCACAATATGTACCCGCTGATTCTGATCCTAATACTTATAGCTGGATGACAACAGGAAGAAATAGTCTAGGAAAATATTCACCAAAGTTTAATCAGATTTTACAGTCTATACGTTCAGGTACAGGTATATCGTTTGTTTATAGTCGCTTTGTTGAAAATGGTGCAGTGATTTTTTGCCTCTTACTCGAGGCGAATGGCTATACTGCTTGGGGGCGTTCTGCGCCCTTATTCAAAGCAAATAAACCTGCGGATGGAGGTAGACAATGTGCAAAATGTGAAAAGAAAGAAAAACACCATCAAGCCTTTATAAAAGAGCAACCAGAATCACGTGAAAATCATATATTCAGTCCTGCATATTATGCTCTTCTAACGGCGAGTAGCGTAGATACAGTTGAGAAACAATCACTTCCTCTTTCTCCAAACAATCCACGTGTTGTTTCTGTTGCACGTGATTTCAATAATTCAGATGGATCCAAGATTAAGGTAATCGTTGGTTCACAGGTTGCAGGTGAAGGTCTTGACTTGCGTGCGATAAGAGAAATCCATATCTTAGAAGGATGGTTTCATTTGTCAAAACAAGAGCAGATTATAGGGCGTGGTATTCGTTATTGTTCTCATCAGGGTCTTCCTTACCAGGAGAGAAATTGTATTATTAATTTATATGTAAATGTATTTCCTCCAGATATAAATAAGGAAACCATTGATTTATATACATATCGTAATGCAATGAATAAGGCGGTTCGTGTAGGAAATGTAAGTCGTGCTTTAAAACAAGGCGCAACCGACTGCAATGTAAATCGTGAGGCAATCTTAGTGAGTGGTTTAAAAAATGTAAGAATGGTTGATAACCAGCGCGTAGAAAGAGATCAGGATCTAAATGACAAAGATTATACATCAATTTGTGATTGGATCCGTTGCGCATATACATGTAAGCCATCCATTGATATAAAAAGACTTCCTGAAGATAATCAAACGTATGATATATTTTCAGCCCGCTTTGCTGAGCAGTCTATGATTTCGCGATTGAAGAAATTAATAAAAGAGCAAACTTGGTTTCGCTGGGAAGATATACAGGAAATTTTTAAGGATATTCCAAAGGCTACATTGACAGCCTTGCTTCTAAGAACAGTCAATAATCCATCAGTAACCTTTGAAAATGGGCACGTTCAAGGTCATCTTATCTACAGAAATAATTTATTCTTATTTCAACCAAGTACAATTCAAGATCACGGAATTCCATTATCTCTCCGATATGGAAGATATCCTATTAAAAGGGATTACTATGAGCCAGAAAAGGTCACTTCAGCTAAACCAGCCATTGTTACAAAGGCACGTGCATTTAAGGTAAAAGCGACAGTTCTGCCTATTGTAGAAAATGAAAATTCAGATAAGGATGATGAATCAGTAGAACAAGGTCAAGAAGCTGCTTTACCAGTTGCACCTGTAGCACCTGTCGCAAGTGAAATAAATATGGATGCAACGAGGGCATTTTGGTCTGATATAAATAGCTGGATTGATACTTGGGCAAAAGATGGAACCCAGAAAGCAAATATCTTAGAAAATATACCAGATACCTTGAGTGAATCACTTCTACGCTATACAGAGAATGATTCTGAAAAGAAAGATAATTATATATCACGTTTGAAGAAACTTCAATGGTGGGGTCAATCCATTGCAAATGTTCCTGATGGCCTCAGTGATCTTCGCAAGGCGGCAAGACAATTTGCCTGGGATTCAATTCTAAAGGGACCTGAGCAAATTGCCTTATTAGAAGAAGGTGTTGCCTATGCAGAAGAAGCAGGAAATGAGCAGCTTGTAAATTCAGGTTCTATAAAAGGCTTTCGTTACCTTGATATGATAACAAGACAACCTATATACAAATGTAGTGGTATGAGTGACGTTGCTGGAAGTACAACTTGCCCACCTTCCGTTCTACAACTCTTTATAACATCCAAGACTGATCCAGTCATTAATGCAAAGGCCACTCCAACGACAGCCTCTGAAATATATGGATTTATGGTACCTTGGGAAAATCTAATGATGTTCAAGACAAATTCACCGAAACCAGGAAATAAGGATCCAGGGCAAGGTGCGGCGTGTGCAATTGTAAGTACAGTGAGTGCTCACAGAAAGAAGCTTGTTGAGCTTGGAATAATTCTAGCACGCTACGATGCAGAAAAGAAAACCTACGATTTGACTGACCAAATGTTATCCAAGGGCGGTCGTGCCTTGACAGGTGCTGCGAATTTCTGTGCTCTTATGGAAATCGTTATGCGCTGGATGGATATACGGCGTGAAAGATATGGAGGGCTTAAGTTTTTCTATAGACCACTCTCGGCGTTTTACTCCAAGCATAAGAGTAAGAAATGAACTTTTAAAAAGTTAACAAAAAACCTTTTAAACATTGCTTCAAGCGCATAAAAAATTGATTCATCAGACTCTACTATACAGTAGTACGCAATGGAGACAGAAGCACTCTTCCAGGAAAAGGTCTATCTAACCCCCAAGGATCTCCAGCAGGAAATTACATCCGTTGATAATATTCTACTTGATAAACTCAAGGAGCGCCTTGAGCAGCGATGCTCACCTCACGGCTATGTGATGCCTGGAACCCTGGAAATTCTTACGCGGTCCGCTGGAATGGTAGACTCCGGTAGATTTTCGGGAGATTGGGCCTTTCTAGTCAAGGCCAAGGGCACGGTTCTTCACCCTCCCGAGGGCACCCTTGTAGAAGTGGAGGTTCTCAAGAGTAACAAGATGGGCATCTACGCCGTCTATGAGAATGCAATTCGCTTAATGGTCCCTCGTGATCTCCATCTCGGTGATGAGGAGTTTGACCAGGTTCAGGTAGGCGAGCGCATTCGTGTAGAGATCCAGAAGTCTCGGTTTCAGTTGAAGGATCCCTTTATTGTGAGTGTAGGTATTTACCGTGGGCGCGCAGGTGCTCCGACACGCATTATGCCTGCTGTTACAACTGGTCCCCAGATGGTAAATAAGGAAGATGTTCAGGCTGAAGTTGAGGATGAAGAGATAGCTGAAGCTGACGATGCTGAAGTTGAAGAAGAGGGTGCGGAGGAAGAGGAAGAGGAAGAGCAACAGGAAGAGTAGAATGTCCGACGATTATGAACTTAGAAAGGAGTTCTGCAAGGAAATCACAACCCTCTCAAGGCCCGAACTAGAGGAGCTTTATCGGATTCTTAGACGCGAGGGTGGAGAGTTCAGTGAGAATTCAAATGGAATCTTTTTTGATGTCGCTGCTCTTCCGGCTTCAGTGTTTCAGTCACTCTGGAAGTTCATTGAATTCTGTAAGTCAAACGCTAGAGATTTAGAGGAACGCAATAAGCAACTGATTGGTATGAATTTTTCGTAATTTTACGCAGAGTTTAAAAGTGCATAATTTGGTTTTTGCGCAGAGTTTAAAAAGTGCAGTGCAAGTCTAAAGTCATAGCGCATACTATATGTAATATGAGTGACACAGTACCCGAGTCTCTGATCCAGATATGTGAAACACATCAGGATCGCAGATTTCACGTCGGTAGATCAAAGAAGACTAGAAAGGAAGGTTCAGGTGCTGATACCCAGGAACAGATGCCCAAGTGGAATCTTACTACCCATTCCATTCAGCCAAGACATCCCTTGGCTGCCTGGATGTGGCTCAATGATCCTCTCTTCCGTGTTTCTCCGGATCAATTGAGGCAGCGCCTCATCCTAGATGCCACCACCGAGTGGCAGGAGCGCTGTGCAAATTTGGATTTCCCCAGAGTCCTCAGTAAAAAGAAGGCCCTTGAAGGTCTCGGTGCCTTGAAACCCGACTTGACCCAGGCTCGGGCGGCAATGATTGCAATGGAGAGATACACTCAAGAGAATCCACTCCTATGGATTCTATGGAATGAGGAAGAGAAGAAGGTAAGTTTCCTAGATGATAAGGCCTTCCCTCGTGAGGGTGGATATAAGCAAATCTGGATTATGAGGGAGCCTATGTGGGATCGTCTCTGGGATGCGTCATCTTGGTCATCCAAGGACTTGGTCTCTTGGATTCAGAAGCAGGAGGACGACTCTTTCGCAGTTCAATGGCCTCTTGAGCCGGCCACGGCAACAATGAAAACAATGGCTAGCGAATACGAGGCCCTGAATTTCGCAGCAAAGGGCCTATCAAAGGATGACCTTCGTAAGCGGTTAGGTCGTGCAAAGGCGATTAAGGCGCTTCTGGTCTCACAATTCTAATATCGTGATTTGCAAGCCATCTAGGTGTAACCTTTGACCAAGATGAATAAAAGAAATCAGTAATAGGATCTTCTGCAATCTTATATCTCGGATCCATATTGGTTTGTAATTCCATAATCTTTTGTGGTATACTTAACAGCTTATACATATCATTGTAGTGAATTAAAAATACAAGATCCGTAAATCCATATGGAATTACATTATTTGGATATCTGTGTGCGTATCCAATAACAATTTCATCCTCATCACAAGCAACATTCGCAAAATCTGCAGTAATATCAACATCGTATCTTGTGAATAAAATATATTGAGATTCCTCCTTAATTCTATATAAGGATTCGTGAATCCCTTGCCAAAAGTATAAAAATGTCTTATATGGCCTAGATAAAAGTATATCATTACGCTCTTCTTCTGTCCAGCTCTGTGATTCAATTAAACAGTCATCATCAAAAGTATTTAATAAATCTTTTTGTTCTTGATTTAAAAAACCTGTATCACACACCTTATTTCCATGCCACGATTGTGTATCCGCATCTACAGTATCCCAGGTATGCATAAATATTTTATGCCTTGTATTTGATAAGGCCTTTCTTAAGGATGAATGAGTATTTTCAAAGGTTCTAAAATGTCCTCTTACAATGACGTTTAAAT